TTCTTGAGACGCTCAATGTGCCGTACAAGTTTGACACTATTTTTGGTGGTCTTGACGCACGTGACGACCATCAAGGTGAAGGTGACGTGTCGCACGATTCTGCCGAGAGTTTCGAATCGCAAGATGGACCGATAGTTTCGCAATCTGGATCTGATTTGTACGCCATGCCCAGGTGGTCATTTATGAACACGACATTTACTGACGACGGCGTTAATAGCGCTGCCGGTGTCAATTTGTGGGTTTTACTATTGACTGCATGGGCATCCATTATGGCCGCGTTGCGCATTACTGCCTTGTTCAATTACGGCTACCAACGTTTGCGAGAAGCAGTTACACTTCCTATTATAGATCGTTATAGGAATTTGACTTGCGTACGCGCATTTACTACGGCTGCAACCGGCTATAGGCTTGTGAGCGCGTATTCCGATAAGAAACGTAAGGCTTTGGAGTGGCTAGACAATAACAAACGTGTTTTAGTCATTATTTCAACTTTAGCTGCGGCTGGAGCCATTGCCACCTATGTTTGTCGCAAGCGCAAGAGTCCCAAAGTCGCCAGTCAAGTTGGCGACGAGAGTACCAGTCGCGGTGGTTATGTGGTACGCACTAGTCCCCATGACACGCTTAGTCGTTGGTCTCAGTTGGGTGGTTCCAAGTTGAAAAAGGAGTCTATGTATGGTTTGTCACATCAGAGTAGCTCTGCAACGGGTTCTAACGTTGTGTCTCTCACGGCAGATCATTGCGTTCAGGTGACTTTTGAATGCAAGAAGAGTTCGTATTCATGCCGCGCTAACATGATCGGCGGTAGGGAGATGATTTTGAATCGCCACAGCCTTCCCCAATATTGCAAACGACGTTCTGTCGATAGCGATTGGGATTCATACACAATGACTGTCCATGGAGTGGGCTATTCTAATCATGGTTCTGGCAATGGAGACCTGACAATTGATCATACACAGATTGTCGGTAATTACATTCCAAACCGTGATTTAGCAGGCATTACTCTGCCTGCTGCTGGATGCAGACCTTATCGCGACATCAAGCCATATTATCTGAACGCACCGACTGCGCTTTGGACGAAGGATTTTTCTTATACCGAGACTCTTATGCCTGCTGGCACTGTGATGTCTTTTGGTCAAAAGATTCCGTCTGGCATTGAGATCAAACCCTGCGGCTATGTTGTCCCGAGTGTGGCTGCTAGGCCCGACCTCATGACTTCTCCACAGCTTCCGATACGCTCTATTAAGCCTAATGACAAAGTCCACGATATTGCGTCCAGCGTTTTGTGTTACCAGTTGGATACCACCACTGTCACGCTGCCTGGCTACTGTGGTTCTTTCTATTATCTATATGAGCGTGGCAACAACATAGCCGCCATTGGCGG